GATGGATGTGGAATTTAGTGTAACAAACATTATTCGTTTTGCACCTATAATTAAAATGTATGCAACACAAAAGTTAAACGGGTTTCAAAAGTATAATGATAATGTGACTGTGCAACAGCCACAACCACAACCTATTGTAAATCCACCAAATCCTTTACCACCACCCAACCCACAAACACCAGGTTTCGTATTTATACAAAGTAAATTATTAGATAGTAATAGTGTTTATATATATAAAAACGGACAATTTATTTATGGTGTATTACAAACACAAACATATCAAATTTTACTACAAACAGTACCAACGTTAGAAACACAGACAACACCATCTGATATAGTAACAAGTTTGATAATTCAATATTATGGGTCAACAACAACAGATGCAACACAACCACAGTTTATTGTTCAGTCGTTGAGTTTTCTACCACCACAAATAACTACCACAACAACACAAACCCCAATAGAAAAGCTATTCAATCAACCAACATCTAATAGTGGATTTGATAACGGAACAAATATGTCCAAGTTTTTTAACTTAATGAATGACTACATCACAAATGGTGAAAAATATTTGAACTTAATTTTGGACGATACTCTTATTAGGACACGAGCAAAGTTAGGTAATGTCAATGTAACAACAGAAAACACAGGGGTTAAATATACAGAGTTCAACGGAGAACAAACAAGATTGGAAATATGGGAATCTTTGAAATCAATAAATGATAAATGGATTTCTGGTGGTGACTTAAAAACAAAAACATTATTTGAAGATGTAATGTTAATGGATAGAGCAAGTAGAGACATAGGACAAAAAATATTTGTTGATATATTCAAATTAAAAGACTTAATTGAATATATGGATTATAATAATTTTATGTTAGGTGTAATACAAACAATTTTTACCGATAATAGATTCACACCATTTGTCCTTCCATCGTATGCCAATTTTTACAACGTTCAAGATGTTAGTAAGAATGCATCCCCTAGACCAGAAGGGACACTACAATTTGCAAATAATTTATTTGGAACGTTTTTGGACGTTGATTATAGAGATACCTCATCAAAATATATTGCAATTTATGCTTATGTACCAAGCACACATTTGGCAATGAATGAAAATGTCGATTACAGATATAGAGATGACGCATTTGACTTGAGAAGGGCATCAGACAATCCACTAATAGAAAGTCAAGATGGTAAAAACGATTGGGATAAATCAAATAAAGTGGTCGGTTTTAATGTCGATATCGGACCTCAAAACCAACAAATATTCAAACAGTTAGATATCGCACAAGATCCAGGAAAACCAACTGCAGAATCGGAACAGATGCTAACTCAAATGGCAAATACATACAGGAACAGAGGTGGAACATCACAAAGTGTGTCACTTTATAATGTATATAAAAATAGAAGTTATAGATGTTCGATTGATATGTTAGGTAATGCCATGATACAACCTACAATGTATTTTAATTTAAGAAACGTTCCTTTATTTAGTGGTCCTTACATGATAACAAATGTAAGTCATAGAATAAGTGAAAATGGTTTTGATACGACATTTGAAGGACAAAGACAACCATTCTATAGTATTCCTGCCATAGACACATTGTTACAATCACTAACATCCAAAATATTGGAAACATTAAAAGAAAAACTTGAACAACAAGATAAAGAAATAAATGAACAAAACAACATATTAGCACAAAAGTCTGACATTATTAATCGTATAAATTCAGAAAAAAATGTGTTGACTACAAATCAAAATTGTCAATCTAACCTAAATTCGACTTTTGCAGAATTCACAAATACAACACCAACTACAACATCAATTTCGTTCAAAGAGGCAAATGATGTGATAACCAAAAAAATTAATACACTTTCAATAGGTAATACCGCTAAAGGAAAATTGTGGCATTTCATCATTGGAACAATGTATGTAGAAACAGGAGAAGGTAATAAATATACATCAAAAGATAATAATTATGCTTCAGTAAATTTGAATATTAATCCATGGGGAGGATCCTCAACATATTTTAATAAAAAGTATTTCTGTGTGAATAGAGGAAATAATCAAAATATACCATTAGCATCTTTTGATTCATTCGACATATTCATTGATTTTTTCATCGCCAAGTTCAAAAGTAAAGTGAATGGAATAGGACAATATACTTTAGATGAACCAGAAAAATACAGAGTTGAATTAGCAAAAGCAAACACAATTTATTGGCCCGAGAATTTGGAAGAGTCTGTTTGGACTTCACTTAACGAACAAGAAAAGAAAAAATTGGAAAATAAAATTGCAATACCAATAGAATACATAATAGCGCAAAATGGAAGCTAATTTTTCTACATTAGTAGATATTTATAAGAAAAAAGATATGAATACAAAATTAATATTAGATAATTACTTGGGAAAAAATACAAGAATGTCTGAAAAAGACGCTGGAAATGGATTCAAAGAAGTATGTGACTTGGATACAGGAGATTGTTATACAATCAGAATGAAAGACGGACTTATTGAAAGGGTAGATAACACTATGAACAGGTTCAAAAAAATTCAGGTTGAAACAAAATCAGGGATAAAAACATTATTAAACGGTTAAGACATGGCAATCGACAAAAAAATACTAGAAGAAATACAGAGATATAGAAGTATTAATCAATATATTAATGAACAAGCACCCCCACCACCAGGTGAGGAATTGCCACCCCCTCCAGGTGGAGAAGTGGGAGCATTACCTCCACCACCTGAACCAGGAGCAGAACCAGGAGCCGCACCCCCAACTGAACCAGGGGCAGAACCAGGAGGTGAAGCAGCTCCAACAGGAGCAACACCTGTTGATGTGGCAACTGATGCGGACGTAGAAGAAGTTTCAGGTGAAGACGAAGAGGGTGGTGAAGAAGAAATTGATATCACCGATTTGATAGATTCACAAAAAACAATGGCTGATAAACAAGAAGAGTATTTTAATAATCTTTTCACACAATTATCAACATTAGAAACCAAGTTGGGGGAAATGGATCAGTTAATTAACAAAATAAATGATTTGGAAACAAAGTTCGATCAGTTTCGTCCAAAAACACCTGAAGAAAAATTAGAATTAAGAAGTTTGGATTCAGGACCGTTCAAACAAAAATTGTCAGATTTCTTTGAAGATAAGCAAGAAGAAATGAAACAATCAGGAAAAAATGAATATGTATTAACAACAGATGAAGTGGAAGATTATTCACCAGAAGAAGTTAAGACATCGTTCCAAGATTATGAAGATGAGGAAAATAATGATATGATGTAATTATTAGAGAGGGACATACGTGTCCTTCTCAAAAAATTTTAAGACGATATTGACTGCGACGATACTTTAATTTATATTTTAACTTGTAAACTTTTAATAACACAAATATATGGCGACAAACAATGTTCTAGATGCAGTTTTGGCACAGTATGAAAGCTCAAAACAAAGTGGTTCTTCTTCCACTTCAAAAATGTCACAAGAAGAAAGAATGAAAAAATATTTTGCGGCTATCCTCAAAGACAATGAAAAACAAGGACAGCGTAAAATAAGAATTTTACCTACAACAGATGGATCCTCTCCTTTTAAGGAAGTTTGGTTTCATGAAGTATTTGTTGATGGTAAATGGCAAAAGTTCTACGATCCAGGAAAAAATAACAATGAGCGTTCTCCACTTAATGAAGTGTATGAAGAACTCATGTCCACAGGTAGAGATTCTGATAAAGAACTTGCAAAACAATATAAACCACGAAAGTTTTATATCGTTAAAGTAATCGACCGTGACAACGAACAAGATGGACCGAAGTTTTGGCGATTCAAACACAATTACAAACAAGAAGGAATCTTTGATAAAATTATTCCTATCTACAAAGCAAAGGGTGATGTTGCCGACGCTGATAAAGGACGAGATTTGATTCTTGAACTTACAAAAGCAAAAACTCCCAAAGGTGCTTTCTATACGGTAATTCAAACAGTTATGTATGATGATCCAGCTCCTGTTCATGAGGATGAAGATGTAATGGCAGATTGGATTGGTGATGAACTAACATGGGAAGATGTGTATTCAAAAAAACCAACCGAATATCTTGAAGCAATTGCACGAGGTGAGACACCACGTTGGGATTCTGACAAAGCAGGTTATGTTTATTCTAACACTACTGAATCAGAAGTTTCTATGGGTGGAGCAAAAAAAGAAACAAAAAAAGTTGTCGATCCACAGGTTAACGATGACATAGACGAAGAGCTACCATTTTAATCACTATTCTTACAACGGACACCCCAAGCGGGTGTCCTTTTTAGTTATGATATCAGTATTAACATTGACATATCAACGACCCCATATATTGGAGGAGGCAATACATTCATTTTTGTTACAGAACAACAAAACTTCTGAAATGATAATAATAAATGATAGTAAGCACAGCACATATTATATTGAACACCCACAAATAGTAGTATATAATCTTAAAGAAAGGTTTTCAAGTATATCAAAAAAGATAGAGTGGGGATATAAACAATGTAAAAACAATTACATTTATAGATTAGACGATGATGATTTGTTAGCACCAAACGGATTAAACAGGGCAGAAAAATTCATAAAAGAAAACGAAGGATACGATATATACCGCTCAAAAGAAGCTATTTTTTTTGTTGAAAACAAATATGAAAATAAAACCGCTAATACTAACACAGGAAATATCTACAAAAAAGAATATTTTGATAGAATAAAATTTCACGACAATAGTTTTGGTGAGGATTATGACATCACATTCAAAAGAAATGGAAAAATATATGAAGATGATGGAGAACCAACTATGGTATATAGGTGGGGAATGAACACATATCATGTATCTGGTATGGGTAATATCAGAAATCAAGAAATGATGTCAAACGTGGATAAAATAACAAAAACAAGTATTGGAAAATATCATCTAAACCCCCACTTTAATGATGATTATTACAAAATGATTGATTATACTTAAATAAAAAAATTATGGCAATTAAAAAAAATGATTTCACTTCTCTAAAGAAGAAGTTTTCTACGTCAGCAAAATACAAACCACAACGTTTCTTTGATTTGGGTTCAGAGTTTTTAGATGCGGTGGGACTACCAGGTCCTGCAATTGGACACCTTAATATGTTATTGGGTCACTCTGATACGGGAAAAACTACGGCACTTGTTAAAACTGCGGTAGACGCTCAAAAGAAAGGTATTCTTCCAGTATTCATTATAACGGAACAAAAGTGGAGTTTTGAACACGCAAAACTTATGGGTTTTGAATGTGAAGAAGTAGTTGATGAAGAAACAGGAGAACTTGAATGGGACGGATTTTATATATTCAATAATAACTTTGATTATATCGAACAAATTACCGATTATATCAATAGTATGTTAGACGCACAAGAAAAAGGAGAATTAGAATATGATTTGTGCTTCCTATGGGATTCAGTAGGTTCTGTTCCTTGTAAAATGACATATGAAGGTAAGGGTGGAAAACAACATAATGCATCAACGTTGGCGGACAAGATTGGTATGGGAATTAACCAAAGAATTTCAGGTTCACGTAAGTCTGATTCTAAATACGAAAACACACTAATCATTGTTAACCAACCTTGGGTTGAATTACCTGATAATCCTTTTGGGCAACCAAAAATTAAGGCAAAAGGTGGTGAGGCAATTTGGTTAAACTCTTCTTTGGTATTTTTATTTGGTAATCAAAAAGGTGCTGGCACAACAAAGATTACTGCAACTAAAGATAAGAGAACTGTAAAATTTGCGTCAAGGACAAAAGTATCTGTTATGAAAAACCATATCAACGGTTTGGGATTTGAAGACGGAAAGATTATCGTAACACCTCATGGTTTTATCGCAGGTAAAGACTCAAGTGAAGAAAAAACGTCAATTGAAAAATATAAAAAAGAACACGCAGACTATTGGAAAACAATAATTGGTGTTGATGGTGATTTTGATTTGAAAGAAGAAAAAAGTTATGAGTAAAAAATTGAAAGTTGTAAGCTTGTTTTCAGGCTATGGAACACAAGAACTTGCATTGAAATATATTGGGGTGGATTACGAAAATGTTGCAAATTGTGACAATTTCAAACCTGCTAATGAGTGTTATGATACTTTACACGAAACAACAATGGGTAATTTGGGTGATATAACAAAAATTGATGAATCAAATTTCCCACAATGTGATTTATTAACCTATTCATTCCCTTGCCAAGACATTTCAATTTCAGGTGTCCAAAGAGGAATCAAAGAAGGAACAAGGAGTGGTTTGTTGTATGACGTTGAAAGAATATTATCAACAAATCGCCCCAAGTATCTTTTGATGGAGAATGTAAAAAACCTTGTTTCTAAAAACCACCGTGAAAATTTTAATAAACACATTTATTTTTTAAGAGGGCTTGGATATAGTTCATATTGGAGAGTTCTTAACGGTGCTGACTTTGGTTGTCCCCAAAATAGGGAAAGAGTTTTTATGATGTCAGTCCTTACTGAAGAACCAACCGTTGTAAAGGAAAAAATGATGAATGTAAATAATCATAAAAAAGATAGAGTCAGTATGAATACTTTTATCGAAGATGATTATTCAGAGTCTCTTATTATTGAATGTGATTATACCAAACATACACCACAAAAAAAATCTATCTGTCAGTTAGTTGGGAGAAGAAATGATGTAAAATACGATCAAGCAAGAAGAATATACTCTATAGACGGATGTTCTCCATGTCTTACAACAAGTGGTTCTCCACAAATTATGTTAAAAGACGGAACTATAAGATATATCACTGCAAGAGAAGGTTATAGATTTATGGGTGTTAAAGAAGATGATATTGATATGCTATTAACCACATCATTGTCTAATAGTAATCACGTATCACTCGCAGGAAATTCTATCTGTGTTCCTGTAATGGAAGCTATATTCAGTGAATTTTTCCAAGAATATATTAAAGAAGAAAAAGTATTGTCAAACCATCTTAATGATAGTGTAAATGACTAAAACCCTTTTGGTTGATGGAAACAATCTATTAAAGATTGGTTTTCACGGAGTAAAAGACTTCTTCAACAAAGGAAATCATGTTGGTGGAATATGGCATTTTCTGAATACATTAAGAAAGTTTTTAGAGGAAACAAACTACAATAAAGTTGTTGTGTTTTGGGACGCAGAAACCTCATCATCACAAAGAAGATTGTTATACCCCAAATATAAACTTAACAGAAAAACAAAGAGTTCAGAAGATTTCAAGGAGGAATCTTTTGAAACCCAAAAACAAAGGGTAAAACAATACATGGAGGAAATGTTTGTAAGACAACTCCAAGTAGAAAATTCTGAAGCTGATGATTTGATAGCATATTATTGTCAAATATCTTTAGATGAAGACAAAACAATATTTTCATCAGATAGAGATTTAACACAATTGATTTCAGAGAATGTAACAATATATTCACCAATACAAAAAAAGTTTTACAAAAATGGTGATAAAATAAAGTTATATGAAAGTGAAATACCACATTACAACATTAAAACGTATAAAATAATTACAGGTGACTCGTCAGATAATATTGATGGAATATATTATTTGGGTGAGAAAACATTTATAAAAATGTTCCCTGAAATCCTTGAAACAGAAATTAAATATACCGATATTTTAACAAAGGCGGAGAAACTTTTAACAGAACAAAAAAGTAATGTTGCATTACAAAACCTATTAAGTGGTAAAACAAAAGAAGGTATTTTTGGTGACGAGTTTTTTACAATAAATGAAAAACTTGTCGATTTAGAAAACCCTTTGATTTCAGATGAAGGTAAAGAGATTGTTAGACTGTATTATTCAGAGACACTCGACCCTGATGGAAGAGGACATAGAAACTTAATAAGAATGATGATGGAAGATGGATTTTTTAAGTTCTTACCAAAAGGTGACGAAGCTTGGGTAAATTTTCTTAAACCTTTCTTAAAATTATCAAGAAAAGAAAAACATAAATTTAGAAACAAAACAAAAAAGTGAGAACAATGAGAGAACAAGAAGTAGTAAAAGTAGAATTTTTACTTATGTGTAACGACAACATCGTAGTGCAAAGATTTTTCAACGTAAAAGGATTTAACAAAAATGCACAGAAATCAGTTGAACTTCATGACTATTTGAAGTCATTTGCAGATAGACTACAGTATGATTTGAAAATGCGTTCAGTGGTTTATATGTTGGACAATCAGTATGAGATTTCTGAAAATCCAGAAGTATTAAACACGTCAATTACCGACGGTGATGAAAATTTTAACCTTTTCATTAAGATTGAAGGTATGACAATTTGTCATAGAAGGTTTGACGCAAAAGTCTATCCCCCAAAGGTAAGATATACCGTGGACCTACGCCCAAAGCTGAAAGGTATATTAAGTGACTTAACTGACATTTTTTCAGGTAAAAAATTTAATTTTTTTAATCCCAAATTTAATTGAAATTAGTAGTATTTATCATTACTAACAGGACTTATAACTATGGCGACTAATAAAAATTTCGAGTATTTAGGAAACAATTTTCAGATTCAATTACTTAACCAAATTATTGTAGATAAAGACTTTTCACATTCAATCATTGAGGTAATAGAAAACAATTATTTTGAAAACAAGTATTTCAAAATTATCATCC